TCCGAGTGGAAGAATCTGCACGTCAGTTGCTTGGACTCGCCGCGAGTGTCGGCGGATTACGTCGCCGAGATGGCGAGCCGGTACGGCGAGGGGTCGAACGCCTATCGGGTGCGCGTGCTCGGTGAGTTCCCGGTCGCGGACGACGACACGCTGATTGGCCTTGAGCTGGCCCAGAGCGCCATCGACCGCGACGTGGTGCAGAACCCCTCCGCGCCGATCCTCTGGGGGCTGGACGTGGCGCGCTTTGGCACCGACAGCTCTGCACTTTGCAAGCGCCAGGCGAATGTGGTGCTCGCGCCGATCAAGACGTGGAAGAGCTTGGACCTCATGTCGCTGACCGGCGCGGTGATGCACGAATGGGAGTCGACCGACCCCAAAGACCGCCCCGCCGAGATCCTGGTCGACAGCATCGGCTTGGGCGCAGGCGTGGTCGACCGATTACGGGAGCTGAAGCTACCAGCCCGCGGCATCAACGTCGGCGAGTCGCCCGCCTTCAAGGGGCAGTACGCGAATCTGCGCGCCGAGTTGTGGGCTAAGGCCAAGGCGTGGCTCGAGGCCAAAGACTGCAAACTGCCGCGTGACGAACAGCTCGTCAATGAATTATCCTCTCCGCGGTATTCGTTTATGAGCAACGGCAAACTGAAGCTCGAGAGCAAGGACGACATGAAACGCCGCGGACTGGCATCGCCCGACCGTGCGGATTCTTTCGTGCTGACCTTTGCGAGTGAGGCGGCGACGGCTGGTGGCGCGTATGCGCCGACGTGGACGAAGGCGGTCAAGAGACAGATTCGGGGAGTGGTATGAGCATTGACCATTTAGGCGGATTCATCCCAGAAGGCGACCGCGCGACGTGGATGCCGGATATATGGGGCTATATCGCATTAACCTACAAGGTTAAATCGGTCATCGATATTGGCGCCGGGTACGGACACAACATCAAGTGGTGGCATGACTTGGGGTTTGATGCGCGCGGTGTCGAGGGTCACCCGGTCGCGCTTGCGGAGAGTCCGTGCGCAGATATTCTCATCTCGCACGATTATGAGCGCGGCGCGTATACCCCAGGCCGTGAGTACGACCTTGCCATTTGCACCGAGTTTGTCGAGCACGTCGACCAGAAGTGCGAGGCGAACTGGTTTGCAACGATGCAAAAATGCAAGTACGTCCTCATGTGCCACGCGGTGCCAGGGCAGGGCGGGCACCATCACGTCAACGAGCAGACTTCCGAGTATTGGATTGACCGTTTTGCGGAAAACGGATTTAAGTGCGACTGGATCACGTCGCTCATGTTCCGCGAAACCAACAACCGGCAGGGATCTGGCTGGGGGCGGCCGACGCTGATGTTTTTCGTGCGCGACCTATGAAGTATTACTGCATCACGCTCGCCGAAACGCCGGAGCGCACCGAGCACGCTCGAGCGCAAGCCGCCAAGGCCGGTATTGAGTTGGACTTTATTCAAGGCATCTTCGGCAAGACCATGCAGGTCAAGTCCGAGATTCCGATGCACACAGATTATTTCGTGACTCGCGGCGCGACTTGTCTGGTTTTGTCGTGGCATATTGCGTGGCAGATTGCTTGGCGCGACGGACACGAAGAGTTTGTGATCTTCGAGGATGATTTCATCCTGCCGGACAACTTCAACGAGCGCTTTGCCAAGATTCGCGAGGAGATACCGCACTGGTGCGATCTTGTGTATCTAAACTCCTGCTGCACAACCGACAAACCCGGCAAGAAAGAATCGACGAATCTGTGGGAGATCAAGTACCCGCTCTGCACTGCCGCTATTTGGCACCGCCGGCGTGCGATACCGACGCTGCAGGCGTATACAAAGCCAGCCAATACGCCGGTCGATATCTTGCTTGAGTGGCACGCGCTGCCACACCTGCGCGTACTGACCGCCGTGCCGCCTTTGGTCTCGCAGGCTACGCAAGACCTGGCGGTGCCGATGCCATCAACGATCCATATGTGAGGAGACGATGAATGCTAAAGCCAAGCGACGTGCTATTGTTCCAGAAACGTCTCGACAAGAAAGCGCCGCCGCGACCGGAGCCAAAGAAGCCGCCCGAGCCGCCGAAGGGCGGGCCCAGGCCGCCGAAGGTTTTCCCCAAAGAAGCAGCCTAGTCTTATCTGACCACCTGCCCGCCAGCGCTTTTGTACGGCTGGAGGTGCCATGCTCCCCGATGCTGCCGTGCAACCCATCCATCGCGAAGGATGGCGACGGCAATTTGCGCTGCATGATCCGCGCGGTCAATTACGAGCTGGGCGAGGAGGATGGCATCTGGTTTCGCGGCGACCCGGCGCCGAACACCGTCAATTATTTGGCGGACCTAGCCAACGACTTGACGGTCAAGTCCATCGTCAAGGTGGACGATGTAGCGCAGCGTGCCTCGCGCTTGCCGTGCCGTGATGGGCTTGAAGATGCGCGCCTCTTTTGGTTCTTGGGGCGCTGGTGCTTTACCGCCTCCGGCCTGCATCATGGGCCTAGGGTGCGCACCACGATGGCGCTCTGCGCGCTGGATGGGGACAAGGTGTCATCGCTCGAGTTCCTGCACAGCCCGCACAATGCCGAGATGGAGAAAAACTGGATGCCATGCGTCGCTGACGGATGGCTCGGGTTTATCTATCTGCATCATCCGGTCGAGTCTTACGAGGTGCACCCCGTGCGCCGCCGGCTCTGGCTTTCATCGTTCCCTGAGCTGCAGAAGTGGTCGGGTGGTTCGCAGATTGTGCCGTATGATGGCGAGCGACTTGGCGTAGTCCACCAGCGGCGCAAGCACAAGAATCGGGTGTATTACACGCACCGACTGGTCAAATACAACAGCAACCTAGAGCCCATTCACGCTGGTCGTGAATTTTACTTTCGCGGCGAGCAGATCGAATTTTGCGCCGGCCTAGTGCCGCACAATGACGGTTTCGTGCTCTCTTTTGGCGTCAAGGACAGAGAAGCGTGGCTGGTGTCGCTCAAGGCGACCGAGATTGCCTCGCTTTTGGCTTGACAATAGGAGAGACACACTTTCGGCACGGGTGCCGGTTTTATGTATCCACAAAATGGTTCCATGATTGAGCAGAGCGAGGCGGCGTTAGGCATCGTTGAACCGATGGACGACGCTGATCTTGAGGCATTGGTCGGCACTGAGCTGACCGACGCGACCTCATTCGTCGACGCCGAGCTTTCGCCGGTGCGTGCTCGAGCGATTCAGTATTACCGCGGCGAGCCGTTTGGCAACGAGGAAGAGGGGCGCTCGCAGGTTGTCTCAACCGACGTGCGGGACACCATCACCGGCATCATGCCGTCGCTGATGAAGGTCTTCTTCGGCTCCAAGAAGATTGTCAACTTCACGCCGCGCAATCCTGAAGATATCCCTGTTGCAGAGCAGGCGACCGATTACGTCAACTACATTTTCACCAACGACAACAACGGCTTCCTTGTCTGTCATTCGGTGTTCAAGGATGCCCTGCGCGGTGCGCTCGGTATCGCTAAGTATTACTGGGAAGAAAAGACAGAGATCAAGACCGAGTTTTTCACGGGCCTTGATGAGTCCAGCCTGACGATGCTGCTTTCTGAGCCTGGCGTCGTCGGCAGCGCCATCTCGTCAATGGACGACCCATCCTTTCAGCCGCCGATTGACCCCGCGACCGGCCAGCCGATGCTGGACCCGATGACGGGACAGCCGATGCCGGCACCTCAGATTTACTCGGTGGAACTGAAACGCGAATTCAAAGACGGGCGCGTGAAGGTGGAGGCGATCCCGCCGGAAGAGTTTCTGATCGACCGTCGCGCTCGCTCGGTGGAGGATTCCACGCTGACGGCGCATCGCCGCATGATGCGCGTCTCTGATCTTGTCGCACTGGGATACGACCGCGATGAAGTCGAGTCGCAGATGGGCGTGTATGAACTCGACACCAATGACGAATATCTGGCGCGTAATCCATACGCGCAGTCCTACGGGCCAGGCGGCACGCAGGACGATAAGCGCGTGCTCTACTGCGAGGCGTATATCCGCGTCGACTATGACAAGGATGGCATCTCGGAGCTGCGCAAGATTTGCACCATCGGCCCGTCTTACAAGATGGTGTCCAACGAGCCGTGCTCGCATTCTCCGTTCGCACTTTTCTGCCCTGACCCAGAGCCGCATGCGTTGATCGGGCTTTCGATCTTTGACATGACTGCGGACTTGCAAAAGATCAAGTCGGCGATCATGCGTAATATGCTGGACTCGCTCTCTCTGGCCATCCACCCGCGGGTGGGAGTGGTTGAGGGGCAGGTCAACATGGACGACGTGCTGAACACCGAAGTCGGTGGCGTGATTCGCATGCGCCAGCCCGGCGCGGTGCAGCCATTCTCCGTGCCCTTTGTGGGGCAAGCCGCATTCCCGATGCTCGGGTACCTTGATGAGGTACGCGAGACCCGCACCGGCATGAGCAAGGCCGCGATGGGCCTGCAGGCCGATGCGCTACAGAGCACCACCCGCGCGGCCGTCGCCGCGACCGTCAGCGCAGCGCAACAGCACCTTGAGCTAATCGCCCGGATTTTCGCCGAAACCGGGATGCGCGCCCTGTTCAAGGGCATTCTCAAGCTGGTCGTGGAAAACCAAGACCGTCCGCGGGTGGTGCGCCTTCGAAATCAATGGGTGCCGATAGACCCGCGCTCTTGGGACGCCGGCATGGACGTGGAAATCGATGTTGCGCTTGGCGGCGGCACTGAAGAGCAAAAGATCGGCGTGCTCAATGCCATTGCCCAGAAGCAAGAGCAGATATTGCAGCTCATGGGGCCGCAGAATCCGCTCGTGACGCCGCAGCAGTACCGCAACACGCTGGTCAAGCTGACCGAGGTGTCAGGATACAAGAATTCGGATGAGTTCTTCTTGAACCCGGCGACGATGCCCCCGCAGCCGCCGCCTCCGCCGCCTCCGCCAGACCCGGCGCAGATTTTGGCGCAGGTGGAGCAGCAGAAGATTATGGCGGACATTCAGAACAAGCAGGCAGAGCTGGAGCTGAAGCGTCAGCAGATGTTGCTTGAGGACGACCGCGCTCGAGACAAGCAAGAGGCGGAGATGATGCTGCGCGCCTATGAGATTCAGCTCAAGAGCGGCACCACGGTAGACGTGGAGTCAATCAAGGCGATGATGGCGCAGCCGCGCGTGGCGAGCCCGAGTGAGCAGCGCCCGGTCATTCCGCAGATTCAGCCGGTGCCGCCGATGGCTCCTGTGCCGCCGCAGGGCATTTAATGCCATGCCGCTGGAAGACATAGACGTACCGGCGCCGCCGAACCCAAACGTGGCCCCTGCGGCTTACATGCCGCAGTACCACAACCAGATCAACAACCAGTTGAGGCTGTATCTCAACAGGTTGAGTTCGAATCAGTCTGAGATTATCAAGTTCATCCAATCACTGACGGACCTTAACTTGCTCTCTAAAACCAATTTTGACGCTTTCGGACGGCTGCGGACCTCGACTCCGTACACGCTTTTCGATAGTCAAAACAGATTCACCAAAGACACGCAGTTCGACGAGGCTCTCTCTGGCTCGGCGACTTGCACGCATTTAGCGAACGAGTCATCTGTCGCCATGAATGTCACCACGGCATCTGGCGATCAAGTTGTGCGCCAGAGCAAGCGCGTCTTCCCGTACCAGCCAGGCAAGTCGCTGCTCATCATGTGCACGTTTGCGATGGCAGCAGGCGCGACCAACCTGCGCCAGCGGGTCGGGTATTTCAATGCCAACAATGGCATTTTTTTGCAGCAAAACAACAACGCGCTGTCGCTGATCGTCCGTACTTATACCGGAGGCTCGGCCAGCGATACTCGAGCAGTTGCGCAGACGGACTGGAACGGCGACAAGTTGGACGGCAGCGGCGCGAGCGGTATCACGCTCGACGTGACCAAGACCCAGATATTTTTTATCGACCTTGAATGGCTGGGTGTTGGCACGGTGCGCTGCGGGTTCGTTATTGATGGCGAGTATATTGTTGCGCACACTTTCAACAACGCGAACTCTCTGTCTTCTGTTTATATGCAGACGGCCATCCTGCCGGTGCGGTACGAGATCACGACGACCGGAACGATTGCTGCGGCCAAGACGCTCAAGCAGATATGCTCTACCGTTATTTCAGAAGGCGGCTATGAGCAGAAATCTGCACTGACATGGGCGAGGATGACCTCGGAAAAGACAAGCATCGGCACATCATTTGCGCCGCTAGTCTCTATTCGCCTCAAGTCGACCAACCTCGGCGCGGTCGTGATTCCAAACGGATTTTCGTTCATGCCAACCTCGGCGTCTGATTTTTTCGAGGTCGCGCTCATCAAGAACCCGACGCTCACCGGGGCGTCTTTTAACAGCGCATCGACTAATGTTGAGTTTGATGTAGCGGCAACGGCGCTGTCTGGTGGAGAGATCGTCAGGAGTGACTTCGTGGCGTCAGCGCAAAAGGGCGGTGACGCGCTCAACGAGCCATCGACATACAACTTCGACTCACAGATTGGCGTGACGATTGGCGGCACGAGTGATATTTACACGCTCGCAGCTCGCACGGTGACAGGGACCGGAGACGGAATCGGGGCACTTTCTTACTGGGACTTGACTGATCCCTAATACATGCGGCGCGGAGGCCGGCAGTTATGAGTAACGCATTCATGGGACAGCGGCAGCAGGCTTCGCCAATGGGTTTTGGCGGCTTTGGCGGCTATGGGGTGAACCAGTTTCAAAACCCATACGCGCAGATGAGCGGCTTTAGTTTTGCTGACCCGTACAGTCAGATCGGCGGTGGCTTTGGCGGCTTTGGCGGCATGGGAGGCATGGGCGGCTTCGGTGGGTTTGGCGGCTTCGGTGGCTTTGGCCAACAGCAGCTTCTACCGCCACAGCAGCCGACCGTGAACGACCTTTTTTCGCGTTACTTCTCTCAGCAGTACTACGGCGCGCCGGCTTTTGATCCGTTCTCTGCCACGTCGCTCTTCGGCGGCGGGTTTGGCGGCGGCTACGGCTTTGGCGGCGGACAAGGGGGGGCTGGCTTTGGCGGCGGTCGCGGCATGCGTCGCGGCGGTCGTCAGCGGTTCCAGCAGGGGGAAGACGTGTATGGCGGCCCAGCTACAATGCCAAGAAATGCACCTGTCCCCACTCCAACGGCTCCGGCAGCTAACCCAATGCCTGTCGCAAAGCCGAGCACAACGGCAGACTATTGGTTCAATGTCTTCAAAGAGGAAAACGCCAAGCAAGGGTCATCAATACCTGATGACGTGCTTAGGCGCGATGCAGAAACTCGCGCCGCCGGTTTCCGTGCTCAGTACGACCAGGAGCTTGCGGCGTGGCAGGCGCGGCAAGCGCAACAGCCCACCCAAGGCGGCGGCACGCAGCCTATAGCCGTAGCATCTGGCGGCCAGGATAACTGGTCAGCAGGCATGGCATTCGATCAGAACCAGATCCCTCAGGGGTTTAACTGGCAGGCATATGTCAACGCGCCTGGCAATGCTGACCTCATCGCTGCTGGCATTGACACGCCGATTGAGGCGCAGCGGCATTATGCGCTGTACGGCAGGAACGAGAACCGGCAGACAGGCATGCAAGCGCAAGCTCAAGCCAGTCCGGCTACCCAGCAAGGCGGGCGCTTCAACCCATACATGAGCGGTCAGGCGCAGTATCAAGACCCGAACTTTACGGAAAACTTGCAGCGAAACGCTCAGGCCGCGATGCAGCCGCAGTATGAATATGCGCTACCATTCGGTGATTTATCAATGCTTGACGCATACAGTGGGCTTTATTCGCCCTTTGG